TTATATATTAAAAGTTTTACATATAAGCATGGCTAGAGATAAAGTACCAGAATTTGAAATAGAAGAAGTAGTCGCAGAAAAACCTAAATGTAAATGTACTAAAGATTCAATCGGTACATGTCATTATTAGTACAAATTCCGACATATTCTTAACAAAGTTTATTAACACCTAATTTTAAACCATACCATGGGAATTCGTAGTTCTTTCAATAATATTAGAAAAAATTTAACCAACCTGAATAAATCATACACAGAAACAACAGTACGTCCATCTATAGCACAACCTTACATGAGTACCGATACTGGTGCTAAACTCCCAATTTTCCCATTCCCACTCATAATGATCTATGAGTTGGCAGATAACATTGATGCTTTGAGAATTCCTATTGAGACTATCAATAGAGAGATGTTCAAAAACGGATTCGAGATAGTCGAATCATGGAAATACAAATGTAATAACTGTGCAAAAGAATTCCAATACAAGCCTCTTGCAAAGGATATAGCAGACGAACAACCAAATTCTACCAACGAAGACAATGAATCTACTGTAGGCAGTACGACTACAAGCAAGGGAATGATTAAAAAAGAAACCGATTTTACTCCAACAAACGATCCAAGATCAAGAGAAGACGGATTACAATGTGATTATTGTCTGTCAAAAGACCTGCTCAGACCTATACCAGAGCACAGAAAGGTATTAGAAGAAATTTTACATGGCGAAGTTAACGGTAACGGACAAAGTTTTGAAGACATAGTAAGACAGTTAGAACGAGACCTGGAAATTGCTGACAATGCATACCTGCTCGTGTTAAAGAATTATTTTATTGATGATGTAACTAAAGAGATTGTACCAGAAAAAACAGAGATTAAAGAGTTATTGAGGTTAGATCCACCACAGGTAGCCATGATTGCTGATTCTGATGGTAGAATTGGATACGATGACAAGCACAACCCTGTCTATGTGTGCCCAAAATTCGAACACAGAAACAAAAGATTGGTACAAGACCACTGTACCATATGTGGAACCAAGGCATTAAAGGCAATGGTAGAAGTTAACTCTGTATATTCGGTAGGAATACCACAACCTAAACGAGTTATCTATGGTGAAGGTGAAGTTATATTCAGAGCTGGCAAGTACAAACCAGGATTAATTTACGGTTACTCTCCAATTTATGCAGTATGGAGTAAGGTAATGTCCTTATCTCACATGGATGAATATATTAGAAAATACTTTGATAAAATGAGACCACCTCGTGGTATGCTGGTTATAGCCTCACGTAACTATGAAACCTTTAGAAAGTCATGGGACGTACTTGAACAGAAAGCACAAGAAGATCCTTATATGATTCACCCCCTACTTGTAGAGAGTGACAAGGGTGATGGCAACATGGCACAATGGTTGGACTTTACTGGTTCATTAAAAGAATTACAATTTACAGAAATTAGAAGAGAACTACGAATGATCATTGGTGCAATATATGGTGTGTTGCCTCTTTACTTTGGTGAACTTCCAACTGGTTGGTCACAAGAAGGACTTCAAGTTACAATTACAAACAGAGCCATTAAATGGGGACAGGAAATTTTAGCCAACTCATTCTTCAAAAAAATTGCCAAACTCAACGGTGTAACTGATTGGGAACTTCGATTGAAGACTGGTGAAGAAACAGACAAACTTAGAGACTTACAAATTCAAGGTGTCGAGATTGAAAATATGAAATCATTACAAACGTTAGGATTTGAAATCACTAGAACCCATACAGGTGAATTCAAGGTATCCAAAGATCCTGTCATCTCTCTAGAAGAAATGATGCTAGGTGAACAAGCTGGAGAACCAGGTGAAACTATGAAGAAACCAGGTGGACGAGGCAGAGGTACAGCAGCCCCTAAAGAAGACACGCAAAGATTTGAAGGTGAACCATCCCCTAACCAACCATCAAGAGTTGGCGGACTTATGCAAGGAAGCCCTCAAAAGAAACCCGGTTCTCAGAACAAATCACTAGGTTTGGATGCAACCCCTAAATTCCCTCAAGGAATTACACCAACAAACTTTGAGATTGTAAAGTCAGTATTACAGGATTCAATAGACTTTCAATGGAACAAGGGTGATACTGTTGACAAACTAAGAAAGTCAGCAGGAATGACAGTAAGAGAAGCAAGAGACGTTGTTAATACAGAATTAGGATCAACCAGGAGGTGGGAAGATGAAAAAAAAGACTAGCCCAAAAGTAAAAAAGACAGTAGTACCTAAAGTCGAGAAAAAATTTGTTGAAACTGTTTTTGGAAACGTACCTATAGCTAAAAAAGTAAAGATTGATAAAAAGAAATCTGAAGAAAGTAGTATTATACAATCACTGCTTGGAGATATTGCATTCGCAGTAAATGGTACTGATCACAGTTCAATTATAACTGCACTTACAAAATGTCATAAAGACATATTGAACATCAAAAAGGATGTAGGCATTGCCGACTAAATTAGGAACAAACGCAAACGCAAACGACCTTACAAAAAAACTTTGGGAGAAACATCAAAAAGATGAATTCACTAGAGTTGATAACTATAAGGAAGCTGTATGCTTAGGATGTATGAAAGTTGACGTAGCAGCAGCTACCATAGCTGACATATGTGGTGACTGTGCTGGTAAACGTGGACGTGAACCACTTTTAGCCAAGATTACAGAGAAGCATTATGGTTTATGTTTCTTCTGTGGTACGTATAAATTTAAAATTGAACAAGTCAATGGAAGATTTTGCAGACCCTGCCACCGACGAATAGCCAATGTAACGAAAGAATATAATCAAAAGGGTGGTATGTTCAAAGTAGATCCTTTCTGGGTAAACATGAGAAAGAAACACGGTAAGGATTGGATGAAAATAATGAATTCTGGTGAAACTAAGTCTTATCGGAAGTAACCTTTGTTAATGAATTTCTAAATTTTGCCCATTCCACCAGGTTAGGAACTCTAAGATTTTCTTCTATCTGTGCAAGTAACTCATTTGTCTTGGTTAATTTCTTATTTGTTTCATTTAATAATTCTATAACCTTAAACATCCCTAACATGTTAACACCAAGTTTATTCTGTCTCTTATCAAATCATAAAACCTATACTCATAGTTAATCTTTTTCTTACCTTTAACCTTTTCTCCATAAAATCTACCCACTTTGATAGACATTAATGGTTTTTTTAGTAATCTTGGATGTAATTCTAATAGTTGTTTACAAGAATTGTACCTAATTTTGTCAAATTTTATACAAATTTCGTCACCTTCCATATAATTTTTAGCAGATCCATTCCTAAAATGTACTATTGTTCTTCTTAATTCAGGTTTTTCGGTTAGTCTACTAGTATTTGTGACTATCCACAGTTTGTCACCTTTGACAAACATGTCTATTAGTTCAACTTGGTGCAGTGGATTCTCTGTAAACATACCATAAATACGTTCATACTCTGTTAAACTTTCATAAATATAAAATGATGATGCCATACAAAACAAACCTAATACTTATTAATAAATGATTGGTAGCAAATCCATGGAAGATATGATCGATTGTGAATGTGGAAGCAAACAATTTGGATACACTGATGATATCAATATAGTGTATGTATGCTATGCATGTGGTAGATTTAAAGCCAACAATATTGAGAAAGATTTCTCTCGAATGTTAGAGGATGATCCTCTAGTGTTACTAGGAATGATAAAAGAAAAATATCTCGTACCTATTACAGACGGCAATAATTAAATTTAAATATAAAGGTACACGTTTAAATATATGGAGATATTTTCATCTATACTAGAACCTTTACTTTTAGCCGCCCTTATAGGCATGGGTGGTGCATTGTTTGGATTTTTTAGAAAAATGAGTTCAACACAGAAAGATTTATGCGAGACAGTACAGAGATTACAAAAAACCTTAATTATTTTAGCTAAAGCAGTTGACAGACAATCTAACAGATTACATCCAGAGGAAGCAAATTCAGAACTAGATGATTTGGTAAAAGAATTACTAAAAGACTAGGTATTTATCATTTATGACTAAATTGTCCATGAAACTTTAAATACAAGATTTTTGCGGACTATATTATGGTTGAAGCCTTATTAGCAGTAGTAATAGCCACATGTGCAGGTGCAGTACTAAATACCATCAGAGGATTTCTAGGTTCAGAAGAAACTTATGATATTAAAAAATTCTTTGGTGCAGTAATTGTATCTGGATTTGCAGGTCTTGCTATCGCTCAAACGATCGCTTTGTCTGGAAT